ATTACCGACGTTATTTTGGTAACAAAAGAGGTTGAAAAGAAAATCAGCCATGCACGTGTTGTTAGTTGGTTGGTTGACACAACCGAGGATTCCCCAAAATACACAATTGATATTATTAACGCAAACAGCGGAGCAGTAGAAGCAATCGCACTTAATTAATTCAAAGGGTAAGAATATTATGTTAACGAGAGAAATTTTAGTTGCAAATGCGGCTTTGTCGGGATTGTCTGACGAACAGATTACAGCGATAACAACATTATCGCAGAATGACGAAAACAGCGTTATTGCCAAGAAAACGGGCGAAATTTACGGGGCTTTGGATGCCGATATTTTGGCGGTTTCCGGTATCGCTAAAAATGGAACCGAAAAAACGTATGATTACGCAAAACGTGTAATGGGGGAAATGAAAACAAAAGCCGATGGCGCAACCGGGCTGCAATCGCAGATTGATTCATTGACCAAGGAAAGAGCCCGTTTAGAAAAGGCAATTGCCGATGGTGCGGCAGATGCGGAAACCGTGAAAGCATTGAAGCAGGCAAAAGCAGATTTGCAGAACGTGACAACGCAGTTTACCGAGTTGACAACCAAGTATGAGGCAGAAAAGGCAAACCACGAAAAAGAATTGTTCGGAGTAAGAATTGACAACGCATTGCAGACAGCCGCCGCCGGGCTTAAATTCAAAGCAGGATTCCCGGAAAGCGTAACAAAGGTTATTTTGGCGCAGGCGAGCGAAAAAGTAAAAGGCATGAAACCGGAATATATAGACGACGGAAACGGCGGAAAGGTTTTGGCGTTCAAAGATGCAAGCGGCGCAATTATGCGCAATCCAAACAATCAGTTGAGCCCATTCACGCCTGCCGAGTTGCTGACAAAAGAATTGGAAACGATGGGAGTATTGGAGCAGCAAAGACAACAGCCAGGAGGCGGCACAAATACGCTCGCAGGCGGTGCCGGAGGCGGCGGAATTACATTGGACGTAAGCGGAGCCAAAACGCAATCAGAGGCGTACGAACTTATTACAAAACAATTGATGGCGCAAGGTAAAACGGTAGGTTCCAAAGAGTTTGACGAAGATATGAGAAAGGTTTGGCAGGAAAATAGTATTAACAAATTGCCGGAGAGATAACCGGGTAATGGGTAAACCCGCATTTAATAACAAATTAAAATAAAAAGACTATGAGTTTAATTGCAACAAGATTACAGAATTGGCGAGTAGAAAACCCGGAGTTAGACCGTAATATGACCCGCCCGTGCGAGTATGGCGCATTAGATTTTTTCATTGAACAGACCAACGCCGGAAATTCCATTTTGTCCCCGAAATTGCGTGAACGTGCGTTTGCCTCAATCGGAAATACGGTACAAGTTCCGGTTATCAATTACGATGGCGACGTTACGGTTAGCAACGTTCGTACGTGTGTTATCCCGGACGATGAAAACACGTCCGCACTTTATACCGTGGTTTGGGCGACATATTCCGTCGGCTTTACAATGGTGCCAACGTTGTATATGAACAACGAAATTTCGTATGACCACGATTTCAACCGCAAAATGGAAAAGGTTTGCAGAGCGTTTGCAAATTCGTTAGACCAAGCAGCCGTTGCAGCGTTGGAGGCAGGAAAAACCCAAGTATTGAAAGACAAGTTGAATTACAAATTCACCGCCAACGTTATTGAGGTTCCAACGCAGATGGCAACCGAAATTATGGGCGATATTAACCCGATTATGCGTGCAAATTGTTATCCGGGTTTGGTTCACGTCGTAGGTAACGCCGGAATTGACAGCCTTATTAAAAAATTGGCACAGCACGGTATTTATAACGACGTAAACAAGCGTATGGAATACGAAAATAAAGTGTTCCATTATACAAACAACGTCGTAAATGAAGCTAGCAAAAACGGCACATTCTTTGCCGTAGAGGATGGTAACGTTGGCGTTTTAACACGTGTTGACCGTGAGGCGTTGAACCGCACCCGTGCGAATTTCCACGAATGGGACGTTGTACGTTTGCCGTACATTGATTTGCCCGTTGGTTCGCACTATTACACAGCAGTTGGCGACCAGTCACAGACAGCAGGCGCAGCGAGTGCCGATATGACGTGCAACGTGAAAGAATATTTTGGATTTAGCGCAGACGTTGCGTTTGTAATTGCTTACAACAGCGACCCAACAACCGTTGCAAATCCGATTATCAAAGCGCAGATTGCAGCACGTGCGGAAAATGTACCTTTGGGTATGCCTGTATATGTAACCAACGCCGGGGAATTTCCCGCCGGAGGTGCGAGCGCATAACGCCGGAGCATAACGAATTATTTAACCGAGGGGACGGGGTGGTTATCCCCGCCCCCTTATTTATTGCAATCTTAATTCCTAATATGGGAAATAAATGGGCGTTTTTATGATAAGAATAAATGAAATATGCGAAGCGTTAAAAAATGTGTGCGGGTGGGAGCAATCATACGACCCGGCAAAGGCGATAGACGACAATTTAACGCAGACGGAAAGTGGGTTGTATTTTCAAGGTGCGCACCCGCTTTTGACGTTGGATAATATGGCGGCGATTATGCCGGATGATTGGGGGCTGCAATACCCGGAATGGAACATGGTATTGCCGTACAAAGCCGGGCAGAAAGTGAGCCATAACGGTATTGTTTGGATTGCTAAAATTGACAACACCGGAGAGGAACCAACGGCAAGCGATTTTAATAATGATTACAGCCGGGAGGATTACGGAAACCCATATTGGAAACCGTATAATATGTTGACGGACTTTTTGGAGAGAATGACCCGAAACGGAATTGCGACCGCAATACAGACGTTTACACAGATTAAGCAGTTGGATAAAGAAACACGTAATTTGTTGGAGCGAAAAACGTTCTTTGATGGTGCCGGACGCATACGGGCGACGTTGCAAAACAATCATAAGTTGGTAGGATTTGAAATTGTCCCGGTTCGTGCAATGGGAGTGACGGCGAAAATTGAAAAGATAGGTTTGCAAATGACCGGGGGAACCGGGGTTGTTAGAATGTATTTGTTTCATTCGTCGCAGATAGACCCAATAAAGACTTTTGATTTGAATTTTACCGTTACAAATGGCGGTTTTCAGTGGTTCCCGTTAAATGATTGTTATTTGCCGTATATAAGCGACAAGAACAACGCCGGGGGGGCGTGGTTCCTTTGCTACAATCAAGACGAATTACCCGCCGGAATGGAAGCAATTAACGTATCAAAGGATTGGAGCCGGGAGCCGTGCGGAACGTGCAACATTGGTTCCGTTGAGGTTTGGCGAGAATTGACAAAGTATTTGCAAGTAACGCCGTTTATGTACCATGCGCCGGAAACGTTCGCAGAATATCCGGAATTATGGGACATTGCGCAAACCTTATACACAAGAACACAGAATTACGGGTTGAATTGCGAAATTACAATTGGATGCGATTTAACCGATTTTGTTATTTCTCAAAGGGCTATTTTCCAAACCGTGATACAACGGCAAGTTGCCGCAATTGCGTTGCGTACGTTAGCAATGAACCCCAACGTAAGGGTAAACCGCAATCAGTCAAACGCAAGCCGTACAGACATTTTGTATGAGTTGGACGGGAACACGTCCGGCGTTAGACCCGGCGGGTTGGGGTATGATTTAAAAAAGGCGTATGAGGCATTGCGGATTGATACGCAGGGATTAGACCGCATTTGTTTAAGTTGTAACAACAGAGGCGTAAAATACAGAACCGTGTAATTATATAATTCAAAGGGAAAATTGTATATAATTTCATGTAAAAATTGTATTTATGAAAAAGATAACCGATTTACGAAAAAGGGTTGCGGATTTCAACGAGGCTTTGACGTCCGGGCGGATAATACAAAACATTATATGGGACAATGAGGCATATATAGTTGATTTAAACGCCGAGGAACAATTGTTTGAACAAGGTATTAACCGTTTGGGCGTCGAAATTTCGGATTATGCACCATACAGCCCAGTAACAATCGCAATTAAAGAGGCAAAGGGACAGCCGACAAACCGGGTTACGTTAAGGGATGAGGGAGATTTTGAAAGTAGCTTTTTTTTGGAAGTTGGCGACAAGCAATTTGAAATTAAGGCGTCCGATTTTAAGACAGAGGATTTAATAAAGAAATACGGGCGTCAGATATTAGGATTGACGGACGAAAATATTGCAATACTGATATGGCAATATATATATCCGGATTTAATGGACGAAGCAAAAAAACAAATTTATGGCAAATAAGGTAAAAGCCCCGGTTGTTGACAACCCGGAATTGTTAGACCGGATTATTGGGAACATTCAAAACGGATTGGTTGATAATTTGCCGTGGTTGGATTATGCGTTTGGCAGGGCGGAAAGACTTGTTAAAATGAACGCAAACCAAAAACGCTATTATACGCCAAACGTGTATTCCGGGAAAAACGAATATATGGAAGTTTGCCCCGATGCGGGTATTGGTAATTTCTGTTTCTTTTGGGTTGACGACCCGCAAAATATCAGTTGGGAACCCGGAGTTGATATTGGCATAAAAACGGCGTTTTCGATTATCTTTTGGTTTGATTACAGAAAGATATACAACGATGCAAGCACACGCAACAAAGAGGATTTGAAGCGGCAAATATTGGACGTTTTGAACGGCGGTTTTTTGGTGCGAAATGGAAGTTACAGAATAAACAAAGTGTACGAATTGGCGGAAAACATTTACCGGGGCTTTTCGTTGGATGAAATAGAAAACCAATTTTTAATGCACCCGTTCGGCGGATTCCGGTTTGAGGGCGAATTGAGTATTGGAGAAACATGTAAATTGTAGTATATGGAACATTTTATTTATAACATTATTGTTGTCGCATTAATAGCGGCTTTTGTGCTGACGTTATTACGCAAATGGGGCGTCATTGAATGGGTACAGATTCACGGGAACGATTTCTTTTCAAAGATGTTTAATTGCGATTTCTGTTTGTCGTGGTGGACGTGCGTTTTGATTTGTTTCTTTGCGTTGATATTTACCGGGAACCTCTCATTTTTGGGCGTTCCCTTTTGTAGTACAATGATAACACGTGTTTTGCTATGAATGAAGAATATGTAAAAATTAAGGATTACCCATATTATATTAGCAATATGGGTAATGTAAAAAATAAAACAGGTAGAATATTAAAACCTAAAATAACAAATAAGGGTTATTTGTCGGTAGCATTATACAACGCTAATGGTAAGCGGTGGTGTTATATTCATAGACTTGTAGCAATGCATTTCCTTATTAACTCTGAATTAAAGCCTAATGTTAATCATATTGATTGTAACCCGCTTAATAACAACGTTGATAATTTAGAATGGTGTACGCAATCTGAAAATATTAAATATTCAGATAGTTTAGGGCGTTGTAAAATAAGAGATTATAGATATTGTGAAAGTGGAAAAGGACATGGGAGAAGTTGTCGTATAATATGCAAAAAAGGTGATAATATACAAATATTTGAAAGTATAAATATCGCTGGTATGAAGTTGGGTATATCACACCAAAATATATGTAAATGCTTAAAAGGGGAAAGGAAAACCGCAAAAGGATATAGTTTTAGGAGGGCATAATATGAAAGAATGTATTATAAATAAACATAATGTTGTATTGTATGATAGTATAGACGAATTGCCGATGTTGCGTTTCCACAAGTATAACAAAATGCTTTTGGTTGACGCCGGGGTTGGTTCCGATTTGTCGGATTTTGACCGACATATTGAAAAGGTAATACGTTATTTGAACAGCCCAACGCCAAACATGGCAACCGTTGAGTTGGAAAATATGCGCCAAAACATATATTTCATTCAATCCGAGGTTTCCCCCCGGCATTTGGCTTTTGCCGTGTTGGTTAAATCAATAAATGGTAAACCCCGAAATGATTTGTCAGATGATGGATTGCAACAAACAATGAGTCTTTTTAAAGACGTTGCAAATTCAGAGATAACCGCCCATTTGGAAGCGGTTAAAAAAAAAATAGACGATGAATTGCGTTTGTATTTTCCCCGGTTGTTCGATGATGCGACATTGAAAGAGTATTACGATAAATTGAAACAAAGAACGATTGTTGTATTACGCACAATAATAGACGGTCGGGCAACCGAGGCGGACGCAAAAGAGATTGACGACATTACGGCGGAGTTGATAACCTATTTCAACCCGCAGACGTTTACCGGGTCGGAAAGCGTGGAAATTAGGCATGACAGACAATTTGAAAATATGTGTTTGATATTGTCCCAAAATTTGCATGTTGACCCAAAGAAATTTACCGTTTTGGAATATTACAACGCATTTGAGTATATCAAGGAACAAGCCAAAAAAGCAAACAAGCAAAAAAAGGTAAAATAAGGCGATTTCCGGCGTTTTTATTTTTAGGCGATAAATTACACGTTTGAGAAAAGAAAATGCAACAGACGGGGAATTTCCCGTAAATAACTTAATAATCGGCGTATGGCAGATAATAACAACCCAATCAAATATTCGGATTTAATAAGCCCGGATAATTCGATTACAGATTTGATAAAACAATTGGATGAACTTTCGGACACATATACAAATGCGCTGAAAAATATCAAAGCCGAAGCAATACAATTGGCGGAGATTCTGAAAAAGGTTTCCGGCGCAACGGAGGACGGGCGAAAGACAACCAAAAAAGCCGCAGACGATGCGGAACGTTTGGCACGTGCGCAACGTGATTTGGCGTTTGCAGAAAGCGAGAACGCCAAAAAGTTAGCCGAGTTAAAATTGGCACAGCAGGAAGCGAACCAAATTAATAAACTGATTGTGAAAATAAATCAATCCGCCGAGGGTAGTTATAACCGTTTATCGGCGCAATATTCATTGAATAAGATTTATTTAAACAACATGACTAAAGCCGAACGGGAAAACACCGAGGAGGGGCGAAAATTGGTTGCACAAACCAAAGAAATATACGAAGAAATGAAACGTTTGCAGGAAGCAACCGGGAAATTTCAATTGAACGTCGGAAATTATACGGAGGCGTCCGACGCAATTATTGCGTATGGCGACAAATTAAAAGAAACGTTAGGTTTAAATAGCGCATTTGGCGAAAGTCTTTTGGCGTTAGGACGTGGCGGGGCTGAAAGTAAAGCCGTTTTTACAGCTATTGGCGACGGGGCAAAAGCATTGGGAAAAACTTTGTTGGGATTACTTTCAAACCCGGTTTTTTTGGCGATTTCCGGAATTGCGGCGGCGGGTGCGGCGTTTAAATGGTGGTACGATTATAACGCCGGGTTAGTTGAGGCAACGAGATTGACGCAACAATTTACCGGGAAAAGTGGCGATGATTTGAAAGCGTTTAGAAATGAGGTGCAAGCCGTCGCCGATTCATTCAACGCAGATTTCCGGGAAACATTGATTGCAACAAACGCATTATCAAAACAATTTGGTATTTCTGCAAATGAGGCATTGCAATTGGTTAAGGATGGGTTTTTAGCCGGAGGCGATGCGAACGGGGAATTTTTAGACACGTTGAAAGAATACCCGGCATATTTCAAAGAGGCGGGAATATCAGCAGACCAATTTGTTGCAATTGTTACCCAAACAAACAAAATGGGTATCTTTTCAGACAAAGGCGTTGACGCAATTAAGGAGGCAAATTTGCGTTTGCGTGAAATGACGACGGCGACGGCGGCGGCTTTGGACGGTATCGGTATTTCGTCGGAACAAGTTCAAAAAGATTTGCAGACCGGAACCAAAACAACGTTCGATGTTATACAAGACGTTTCCGCAAAATTGGCAGAATTGCCGGATAATGCGGCAACGGTCGGGGCTGCAATTGCAGATATATTCGGGGGACCCGGAGAGGACGCCGGATTGCAGTATTTGCGCACGTTGAAAGATATTTCAACAAACATGGATGAAGTAAAAGGGAAAGCCGGAGTTTTGGCGCAATTGCAGGAGGAACAATTGCAAAGCCAAATTGAGTTGCAAAACGCATTATCCGGGTTGTTTGACGCAACCGGAGGGAATTTTGAAACGTTGACAACGCAGGCAAAAGTTTTTGTTAACCAAGGATTGACGGCGATAATAAAAGGGGTTATTGATGTTGTCAATTACTTGATTGAGTTATACAATGAAAGTGTTTTGATACGTGCAATTTGGAATGGGATTGTTGCCGGATTCAAAACAACATTTGATACGTTGGGAAATTTGTTTGGATTCTTTATTGATATAGTCAAAGCAACCGGAACCGCATTAAAGGGGGCGTTTACGTTAGATTTTGACGAAGTAAAAAAAGGATTGGCAGATTATGCAGCAGCGTACGGAAATTTGGTTAAAGCCCAAGTTAAAGACATAACAGAAAATTTCCAAGAGGGTTTGGATGGTATGCAAAAGAAAATAAAACCGTTAACAATCCCGGTTTCTGTTGGAGATACCCCGACGCCACAAACAGACAATAAGCCCGTAACGACACAGAACCCAACCGTAACGCCAAGGGGTAAAAGCGATGCGGAAAAGGCAGCAGAACAACAAGCAAAGCAAATTGAAGCGGCATATAAAAAGAATTTGGAAGCAACCCGAAAATTGCAGGATGCACAATTGCAGTTGGAAACCGACGAATGGGCAAAGCGTCGCCAACAAACGCAATATCAGTATTCCCGCCAAATTGAGGATTTACAACACCAATTGCAGACCGAAAAGGATTTGAACGAAACCGGACGTCAAGCGATAAACGCCACAATTACGGCGTTGGAACAGCAACAAACCGAGGCGTTATTGAAAATCGAACAAGACCGACAATTGCAGGAATTAGCGTTACAGAAAGAAAGCATTGAATTACGTTTGCAAGCAGTCAAAGAGGGAAGCGAGCAGGAAAGACAATTGCGGATGCAGTTGTTGGAAAACGAAAGACAAACCGCATTATTACAGAACCAACAGAAACCGACCGGGCAACAGCAAGACGCCGGGGCGATTAATGCAAGTTTTGACGCAAAGGGAGCCGGAATTGCGGACGAATATTTGCAAGCGCAATTACAGATATTCGACCAACAACAAGCGTTGGCACAATCGGAGTTTGATTTGTTGAGAAATTCAGAAGCCCGGAAAACTCAATTCCGTTTGCAAGCAGAAAAGGAACGTTTGCAAAAGGTTTTAGAATTAAATCAGCAAGCCGCCAATAAATTGTCTGATGTTGAGGTACAAACAATTCAAAACACTATTAAAAAAATAGACCAAGAAATTGAGCAATCCAAAGGGGAGGAACGAGGAACAGACATTTACGGTTTGTTTGGGCTTAATTTGGACGACGACCAAAAAGAGGCAATTAATACGTCTATGCAATACGCATTGGATGCGTTAAATACATTCACGGCGGCACGTGTTGCCGCAGCAGATGCAGCCGTTGAGCAAGCGGATAAAGAGGTTTCCGCCGCACAATCGGCGTTGGATGCAGAATTGGAAGCAAGGGCAAACGGGTACGCCAATAATGTTGTACAAGCGCAAAAGGAGTTGGATTTGGCAAAGAAAAACCAAGAAAAAGCGTTGAAAGAACAACAGAAAGCGCAAAAACAGCAGGCAGCAATACAAACATTGCAGCAAATCGGAAACATGGTAACAGCAACGGCGCTGATATGGTCGCAATTAGGTTTCCCGTTTGCAATACCTGCAATTGCCGTAATGTGGGCGAGTTTTGCAGCGTCTAAAATCAAGGCGGCGCAATTGGCAAAACAGACCGGAGGAACCGGAGGAACGGAAACATACGGCGACGGTACCGTTGAACTTTTGGAGGGCGGTTCGCACCAAAGCGGAAATGATATTGATTTAGGAACGAAACCGGACGGAACCCGCCGACGTGCCGAGGGAGGCGAATTTTTCGCCGTGATAAATAAACGAAGTTCACGCCGTTTCAGAAAGATAATACCGGACGTTATCAATTCGCTAAACAATGGTACATTTGCACACAAGTATTTAAAATCCTATTCAGACGGCGACGGTTTGACGTTAAACGTTACCGGACAAAGCCCGGATTTACGCAATTTGTCGGATGATGTAAGGGAAATTAAGGAACAGAACCGACGACGGGTTTACGTGGATGGCGACGGAAATACGATTGAAAGTTACAAGAATTTGAAACGTAAAATAAAAAGACTATGACACCAAAATATAGATTCTTTTTGCAGATAGGGGAGGACGGAACCAAACAAACCGTCCGCCCCAATTATAAGGATGATTTAACGTTGGATTATGAGTTGGAAACAAATCAAAGGTTTTACCGGGCTAAATTGTCCGGTAAAATAAACTTTGTCCGTGCTGATTACGATATTATCAATGACGCCCCGTTTGATTCTGAATTTTTCCTATATATCGAAAAAAGCGATGATTGGGGACAAACATACAATCAATACTATAAAGCAAAGTTTATGAAAACGGATTGTACGTTTAATGATGATGATAAATTGGTTACGGTACAGCCGGAAACAATAGACCAATACAACGACGTTTTGGCAGGATTGGAAAAGGAATACAATTTAATTGAGTTGGCTCCACAAATCGAATTTCTTACAATAAGAAAACGCCCATTGATACAAATATACGTTCCCGGAGATAGTATTGTTTCGTGCTTTTTGGGCGGCACGAATTGGGAACAAGACGCAAACGCCACGACTGACCAAAACGCATTAATACAAACCTATCATTTTGCACTATGTAATATTTTGAAAGAAATACAAATTACGTCGCACGGTTCCCCGGCGGTAATATCCGGGCTTTATATTGGGCGGATGTCGACGGGTGTAAGTCCTGATGAATTTATGGGAGATTTATACCCGGAATTAAATGTAAATTATTATATCCATATTGCACAAAAACGAGTTGCGGGTGGGCTACCTATTGGGCTAGCAGGTGTTGAGATACGCCGCCGTTCTGATGATGTGGCAATGTTCCGGTATACAAAGATAACGCAAGAACCTTTTGATACGTTGGAATTTGATTTAACCGCCGTTGAGGGTTCCGGAGCAACGGGTACGATGCACGCCGATATGAAAAGTTATAATATATACGCCCGATATTTGGTTGATGTTGATAAAATAGACGATTTAGATACATACCCGTTGCCGTCCGATGATATTGTAGATAATAATAGAAATTACCGCCGGGCAATTGGTTACGCAATCGACGTGGCATTTATATCTAATAATTTTTCAGATACGCCGACCGAGTGGGGATTAGCCGACAGTGGAAAGTATTTTGAGCCGCCTTATTCCATATATGGACAAACGTTTTATCCAATCGCCCGGTCAACGTGGCGTTATGCGTCGTTATGGTTTGGGTTTTATCTGATGGATTGGATATTAGAGGAAAAAGCCCGAAAAGCATATACTTTGCGTGATGCGTTTACATTGTCGTCATGTATCAATGTGCTATTAAAAGAATTTGCGCCCGGAATAACGCATGAAGCGACGCCGGAATACAGCCAATTTCTTTATAACACAAACAATCCTATTTCCGGGCAGTCATTTAAGTTGCTAATAAGTCAGAAAAGTAATATCATTAATGGCGAATATAAAACCCCGGCGCAAAAAGCCCCGATTACATTACAACAGATTATGACGATGTTACGGGATATTTACAAATGTTATTGGTATATTGAGGACGGAAAATTTAAAATTGAACAGGTAAGTTGGTTTAGAAATGGCGGTTCGTATGGATATAACCCGATTATTGATTATGATTTAACACAATTAGAAAACGTTAGGAACGGCAAAAAATTAGCTTTTGCAACGTCTGAATATTCATTTGACAAAGTAGAAATGCCGGAACGTTATCAATTTGAGTGGATGGATGATGTAACAACACCATTTGAGGGTTTACCAATAGAAATTACGTCCAAATATGTAACAGCCGGAAAGATAGAAGAAATAAATATTTCCAATTTTACGTCCGATATTGATTTGATGTTGTTAAACCCCGGTGCAATTAGTTTGGATGGATTCGCATTGTTTGCGGCGGTTATGCCGTCCGGAGGTGGACAATTGGAATTGCCGTTTACAAGACAAACCGTTGATGGCGTAGAATATTTTTTGCAAAATGGATATTTAGCGTTTATCAATATACAACCGACATATTGGGTTTATGATATGCCCGCACGGAATTTCAAAATAAATAATTCCCAATATTATGCTTTGGGAGGATTGGAACGTAAAAAGAAACAAACATTGAATTTCCCGGCAGGAACCACAGACCCAAACCCGATGCTGTTAGTTAAAACATATATCGGTAACGGTCAAGTTGATAAACTTTCGGTAAATTTGTGTAGTCGAAATATTAAAGCAACGTTGAAATATGATACAGAATAACAACATAAGTGTTTTACCGTGGTACACGTCAATAAATGAACAGAACCACAGAAAAAGTTACGCATACGGCGCAATTTACCCGTTATTTGCCCCGGCTGATAGATTGTTACCGTTTCAGATAATGAGAAACACACGGTCAAACAATGTTACGTCAGTGGTATTGTATGAAAAGACCGGAAAGCAAGTTGCAAACATAACAACGTATATGAAAGAAACCGGATTGCAGATTGTCCGGTTTCAAACGTTGGGTTATGATGTTATATTGTACCCGTCAATATTACCCATGCCATTAAATCAGTTGGACGGAATATATTATATGACGTTATCGGATGGCGTGCAAACGTGGTATTCTGAAATGTTCACGGTCGTACAAGATGTTTCCGGTTACTTAAAAATACAATGGTGGGATATTGAAAATTTGGTATTTGACGCCGGGCAAATAGTATATAAAAACCCGGATTTCAAAAATACGTTGTACCTTTGTACAGAGTTGGGAAAACCGGATTATGAATTTGAAGAGGACGGCGAAGAACGGGACGGGTATTTTTTTCCGGAAAAACAAATATCAGTCAAAACGTTTAAATGTACGATATTGGCACCGGAGTTCCTTTGCGACGTTATGCGTTTTATTCGTATGGCTGATTACATACATATAACTGACAAGTACGGCAGGGAATACGATTGCGACACGTTTTTAATTACCCCGAAATGGCAAACGCAGGGGAATTTGGCGAGCGTGGAAATTGAGTTTAAAACAAATACCGTCGTTAAGAAAATAGGACGTGGCTATATTATAAGTAACAAAGGAGATTTTAACGACGATTTCAATAATGATTTCAACAACAATTAAATTATCGAATTATGGGAAATTACGAACAATTAAAACAATCGGTTGCCGACGTGATAAAATCTAACGGCAACCAAGAAATTACCGGAGCAATATTGCAAAATGCACTATTGACAATAATCTCAACGGTAGGATATGGAGCAACATTTGCGGGAATAGCAAAACCAACAACAAATCCGGGTACGCCCGACCAAAACGTATTTTATTTAGCTTCAGAAGAAGGCGTATATTCAAACTTTGGCGGAGTAAAAATACAGAAAGAGTTGTATGTTTTATTTAATAAAAACGGGAATTGGGCTAATGAAAGTGTAGGAGTACCCAATAAAAAAAATTTTTCTGATTTAGAGCATAACTCAAATCAATTAGTTTTTACTAATACAATAAAAACTAATAAAATAATATCAGAGATATATTTAAAAGAGAAGTTTTTTGATGATTACAATTGGGAAGATATAAAAATACTACAAGTAAGAAAAAATGTAGATGGTGGAGATGGCAATAATTACTATGGCATTATAATTGGAGATAGTAATGGTACACAAAGTATTTATATTAGGAATAATAATGGACTACCTATAATTGAAAATAAATATTGTGTAGCTATTATAAATTGGCAAAACGCAATAGATGGTATTGATTATATTTCTAACGCTGTAATATTTAAGGAAATAGCAAAATATATATATTATAGTCCTTATATATATACGTACATAAATTTTATAAACAAGGATGATATAACAAATGAAAACGGAACAGATAAAAACAAAGTTGTATCACAATATTTATTGAATTTACAAGGATTAAAATACAACCATTTCCCCGTTTCTGATGATAGTGAAGAATGTAACAAATTCATAAAAGAAATATATCTAGCTAACGAATTTATTTCGGCACACAATTGGAATGAACTTTATATTTATGCAACAAGGAAAAAATATGGAAACTCAGAACAATATTTAATAGTATTAGCAGATGATGAAAACGCAACAAATTCATACGCAATACACCCTATATCAGATAATAAGTGTTTAATGGGTACGGGTAATGCGTATGCTGTTGTAAATTGGGATGTATTTAATGATAATACGATTAATTTCCCGAAATATAAGGTCAATATTGAAAGAGCAAAGGCGAAAGAATATAATCCGTTCATATCATCATACATTGATTACAATAAAGGCACAAATAATGAAACAATTGATGCTATGAATGAACAAACAAATACTGAATTTAAAAATTTATTAAAAACTGTAGGTAAAACGCCTATGGTTACATGGATTGACGATGACGGTGTTTATAGTGGAGTTGAAAAAATAAAGCCAATTTTTGAAGAATTAGGTATATCATTGACTTTTGCATTAATTCCTCCATTGAGCAATATTGCATTTAGTGAAACAACAAGGGCGGAATATTTTTCTGAACTACAAAAGAAAGGACATCATTGTACAGCTCATCCCAATCATGATGGATGGTATGGAGAAGTTGATTATTCAAAGATTGAGCCAAGTTTAATTGAAGCACTAACAGACTTAAATAAGTATCATTTCCTATACTCAAATTATTTAATTTATCCGGGTTACTCTGATACTTATGAACCTATAAGGAAAATCGTAAAGAAATGGTGCAAAGCAGCAGTAACGGCAGGATTTAACGAAGAATTAAACCATTTAGGAAATAGTGGAAAGTATAGAATAAAAAGATGTTTTATTAAATTTTCGTCAGAGAGAACCGTTACATGGTATAAAACACTAATTGATAAATGTTATACTGATGGAGATTGGCTTATATTTGGAACTCATTCAAATGATTTTGATGTATCAATGAATACTTCAGATGAAAGCGTGAATAATATAGGCAATTTAAAATTAGTAATGCAATATGTTATAAGTAAAGGTATAAATATATATACATTAAATGATGCTTATAAAAGACGTAAATATCTTTTTGAATTTAATGAAATTAATATATAGATATGGAAAGAATAATTAATTGGGAGCAATGGCGCATAATTGCCGTTTCCACGGTTAGCCCGATATTTGGGTATTTAACCCCGACAAAGGGGTTTGTTTACGCATTAGTAATAATGTTTGCGTTCAACATTTGGGCGGGTATGAGGGTGGACGGCGTGGCGATTGTGCGATGCAAAAACTTTTCGTTCCGGAAGTTTAAAAACGCATTGTGCGAATTTCTGTTGTATCTGTTTATCGTGGAGGCGATTTTTGTAATAATGAAAAATTGCGGCGATGAAAATGCGGCGGTTATCGTGGTAAAATCACTAACATACGTGTTTATGTATGTGTATTTGCAAAATGCGTTCCGCAATCTGATTATTGCGTACCCCCGAAATTTGGCATTACGTATTATTTACCATGTTATCCGTTTGGAGTTTACAAGGGCTTTGCCGTCGCATTTGCAACCGATAATTGACAGATTGGAAAAAGAATTTGGGGACGACCCCGACAAAAACAATAAAAAGAAAGGAGAAAACGAAAATGAGTAAAGTTGTAATTCTTGATGGAGGTCACGGCGTGGATTGTGCCGGGAAACGTTCCCCCATTTGGGGGGACGGTTCCCAATTGTTTGAATGGGAGTTTAACCGTGACATTGTACGCCGTATTGCGGCGATGTTAAAAGCCGATGGCGTAAAGTTTGAAATTTTGGTACCGGAGGAAACCGACGTATCATTGCCGGAACGTTGCCGACGTGCAAACGTTATCCATGCAGATTGCGGCAACAACGCCGTTTTGTTTAGCGTTCACGGGAACGCCGGAGGCGGCACCGGGTGGGAATGTTATACAAGCGTAGGACAAACGAAAGCGGATGCAATCGCAACCGTTCTTTGTAAGGAGGCGGAAAAAGAGTTTGCCCCGGATGGTTGGAAAATGCGTTTTGATTATGTGGACGGCGACCCGGACAAAGAAAGCCAATTTTATATACTGAAACATACGGTTTGCCCGGCGGTATTATCCGAAAACTTTTTCATGGACACGGAGAAAGATTGCCGTTTTATGATGACGGACGCAGGGCGTGAGCGTATCGCCAAAGTACATTACAATACAATAAAACGTATCTTATGAAAAAATATCTAATAATAGCGGCAATTGCTTTGGCGGTTGCCGCCGTTGTCACTATATGGGTGCAACGTTCCCGGATTAATCAGTTAACCGGGGAAAGGGACAAATACAGAACCAACACGGAAACGTTATTGCAGGACGTTTCCCGGTACCAAACAAAAGATAGTTTGAACGCCGCAAAAGTTGGGGTTTTGGAGCTGAAATTGTCAGAGTTTGAAAAATACCGGGCGAGCGATGCGGAGTTGATAAAGACGTTGCAGACAAAGAACCGGGAGTTGGAAGCCGTTACAACGGCACAAATGGAAACAATAACCAAATTGCGGGGAACCGTCCGGGACAGCATTGTATATTTGCCCGGAGATACGACAACAATTGTTCTGAAATGCGTTGATATTTCCGACCCGTGGTTTTCATTAAAAGGATGCACGACGCCGGACGGGGAGTTTACCGGGACATTTGTAAACCGTGACAGCATTTTAGTTGCTGCAACCGTACAATATAAACGGTTTTTGGGGTTCCTTTGGAAAACCAAGAAAATAAAGAACCGGGAAATTGATGTTATCAGCAGGAATCCGCATACAAAAATAATGGGGGTTGAATATATAGAGATAGAAAAATAACTATCTTTGTATCGAATTACATTTGACCACATAATTAGAGATTGTTTTCAAGGATTAGCCGGGTTTGCCCCGGCTTTTTTCGTTTTGCCCATTTTTAGCCCCGTCACGGCGTTTTTATTTCAAAATGGATAAATTACACATCCGGCGTATAAAAGTAGCTTAAATAGAAAATTCCGGGGAAATAACTTTGAAAACGACCAAAGAAAAATATTTTGCTTTTATGGTAAAAATAAAAAGAAATACTTTTGGTATTTAAAAATAAATATATACCTTTGCAGTGTTGAAAGTTCAACGAACCGACCGGGCGGGTTCCCGGGGAAAAATAAAATTAGAACATTATGAGAACAAAATTTGTTGAAACTGAAAGCAGATACCAAGCAAAGAAACTATGTCCATGGGCGGAAAAGGTTACAAAGGTATGCGGAGGATATATGTGCTTTGAATCTTATTATGATTATCAAATTTGGAAAAATCAAAAGTAATAAACAGCCGGATAAACCCCGGCACAATCCAAAGTAATATGAAATTAGATGATTTAGATATTAAGATAAAAAACAAATTATTGGAACAGCGCAAAGAACTTTGTTCAAAATGGAAACAAAACAGCGCATACGACATTTGTTTTACTAATACAGACGGAACACGTTATTTCAAAGCAAAGCGGGTTGTTTTATCATGGAATGACGACAAAGGGCATTATATGCCATTCGGGGGCGGTACGTATTGGCAAATAAGATATGGTAAAATAAAATGGGCAACCGAGAAAAATCCCATTGGCGGTACGGTTTATGTATGGGTTCAATCACGGGAAACGTTTTCAAAATCTGCAAATGGTACGGTTATACCAAATGAAGTAAAAACAAAGAAAGAAGTTTTGGAAATAGCAAAGCAAATCGGAAAGTTAGTAATGTAAGACAGCCGGGGAAATAACCCCGGCATAACTATAAAATATTATGAGATACGCACTAAGAAAGCAGGATAAAATAAAAGCAGTATTAGGCAATGAATATTTAGAAAACAATATTCTGCAAAGCCTCAATAAATACTTTGGTAATAATGACGACGACCGGATATATTCAGACATTGAACCGGACGGGTACGTTACGGATTACGGCAACAAATACCCATTGTTGAGGATAAACGACGTTGCAAACAGCGACGCAATGTTAGAATTTGCCGTTATGGGGCAAATGTACGATGTATTGAATTTGTCTTATGTTGGTAGAATGAAAGGTTAAAATATGGACGTGATAATATTAATTTTCTTTGTATTATTAATTGCAACCCTATTATTGGGTATATGGCAAATAAAGAACCCTAAATTAAAAACCGCTGATGATTTAAGCGACGATTTGTGTTTATATTGTCCTTTGGATGATGGCGAAAAAGGAACCCACGGCGTCCCAAATGGATATATAAGTTGTGAGGGGCGTTGTTGCCAAGAAGCGTATGAAATGTATATTGAGGAATGGACGGAATAACAAATTGTATGGAAAGTATAATAATAAAAGAAATTGAAATGATGTTGGAATTACCTATGCACGAAAGACAAAAAGCGTATTTCCAAGACTTATTAAACGCTGCAAAGCCCGTTAAAATTGTTCCGGCGGCTGATGTATTAGAGGATTACGAATTGGACTACATACGGCACGTAATTAAGCCAAAGCCGAAAGAATGTTATCGAAATTCCCATTTACTTTGCGAGGCGTTCCCGGAACGGATTCTTTATTGTGAGGGAAAAACAAACGTCCCAATACCGATTGACAATGCGTTTAACAAGGTCGGCGACGCATATATTGACATAACATTTGAATTTGCGTTGCATGAAAACCCGTCAATATATGAGTACGTAACATTTGGAGAGTACGACGCAAAGACCATACGAAAAGCAGTATTGGAAACCGGATATTACGGCGAAATTTACAAATGGTTGTATTATCAGAGTAAGAAATAAAAAGACCCCCGGCGTCATAAATCAATATGCACCGGGGGGAATTTTACGCAGTAACCGAGAGCGATATTTGGTTGATGCGGTACCACAAAAATATATTGTTTGCCGTAAATTGCAAAACAACCCGCAAAAATAAATTTGAAATAAAAGTATTTATTTTTGGTAATTAAAGAAATATTTGTACCTTTGCATTGAAGTTAAGCCCACGCACGGGGATAGTGCGAAATAATATGAATATCAGAAAAGACAAAGAATTGAACATTTTGGCGAAAGCAGCCGGAAAGAAAGCAACAGAAGTTGAAACAATCATTGTAAATCAATTAATCCAAAAGGAAATGATACAAGACGACCCGAAATTTTGGGGATGCACTTTGTTTGATAGTATCGAACGTGACGTTCCGGTTTCTGATGTTGTCGGCATTATCAAAGCAACCGGAATTTCGGTTGTACGTTCCGAACATTTGGACGCATTTCTGAATTTGGTATTGGTCGGAAAAGGAGATTGCCCGGTATGTGGCGGAGAAATGGAAGTTACCGACGCCGATTATAAATGTTGCGGCGGCGATGGGTATTTAACCTCGTATGAATACGAACCGATATTTGAGGAAAAAACCTGCAAACATTGCGGACACGTAGAATAATAACCATAAAAATAAACAATATGAAATTAAGAGTAAATGAAGCAATCGCCCGTTCCGAGGCGAACGGAAAAAAGGTATTGAAAAAGGATATTGCAGCCCGTTTATTTGAGGGCGCAAGCGAAAGCGCACAGCAGGTAAATATGACAAATCTTTGCAACGGGACAACCAAAAGGATTGTTCCGGAATGGGTAGTAATAATTTGCGAAATGTGCGGTTGTTCCGCCGATTATCTGTTTGGAATGGAGGATTAAAACCATGAAAAAGAAGTTTATCGAAAAAATGGAAAAGATGGTTGATGTTTTCTTTTCCGATGCGTGGCAAGCAAAGGTTTTTGCAATGATATTTAGCATTTTCGGAGTAATATGTTTTATTGCCGGATTTTGGAATTATATCCATTTTTTGTTTTCTGCAATGTGTGGATTAATGGTTTATGTATTGTTTAACGAATTAAAGAGCAAATAACATGAGAGCGAAAAAGAAACAGCCGGAAAACCCGGAAAAAAGTATTGCAAACACAATGGGTAACGCAGTAAATGCGGTTAAGAAGTTGGCGGAAGCAATGGGACAATTGCCCGCCGATAAATTCCCGGAAATAAACGATGAACAACAGATTGTCCCCGGATTGGATGCCGTCGAAATAGAACAGCCCGCCGGGGCTTTTGAAATTGTGCCGGGCATGACGGTTGAGGAAATGACGGCAATGTTCTTTGATGGCGCATTAATCGAACCGCCGTATAAAGTATGGCAGCTAAACAGCAAAGGACACCGATATTATTACAAGTTTGACGACAACGGAACCCCGGAATTTTATCCGTCAGTTACAACCATATTATCGCAGACAATGCCAAAATCGGAATTTCTGATTAAATGGATTGCCGACAAAGGTATTGACGAGGCGGAACGATACAAAGCAGAACGGGCGGCGTATGGTACATTTATGCACGCCCAATTTGAGGAACTTATAATTAACCGGGTTTATGATTTGGACGGACTGAAAGCCAAATTAAAAGATTATATTGATAACAACAAATTGCCAGCCGATTTCATTTATTACGCTGATGATTTCAAAAAGGACATATTGGCATTTGCGCAATTTGTTTTGGATTATGACGTTAAACCGTTAGCCGTGGAAATTGCGTTGGTACACCCCGTTCATAATTACGCCGGAATGATTGATTTGCCGTGTACGATGTTATCAAAGCCCGGTTTAAAAGAATACATAAACGCAATTGTGGATTTCAAAAGCGGGCGCAAAGGATTTTACGAAGAAGCGGAAATTCAGTTGCATTTATATGCGATGATGTGGAACGAAAATTTCCCGGATATTCCGATTGACCGTGTTTTCAATTTCAGCCCGAAAGATTGGCGAAAGAAACCGACGTACAATTTGAAAGACCAAACAGACAGCCCGAACGCAAAGAAAATCCCGTATCTTTTGGAGTTGGCAGCAATTGAGGACGAAAAACGGGATAATACATTTACGGCGGTTTCCGGGGAAATATCATTGGATAACGAACCGGATTTGACAAACAATATTGTTTCGCTGACGTTGGCGGAACTTGTTAAAAGCAAAGCCCCGGCGGAAAAGAAAAAGCCGGAACCGGAAAAAGCCGTTACCGTTGAGGATTTGAAGAAAGACCCGGAACCCGAACCACAACCGGAACCGGAGGAAAAGAAAACCAAGACCGTAAAGAGAACCACACGAAAAACGGCAAAAACGGCGGAAAACAAGCCCGTCAAGGAAAAGAAAACCGAAAAACGTACAATTACACCAAAAAAAGAAAAAGTGGCTAAAATCGAAGAAAAACAGCCTAAAAAGCCGGAACCCGTGACAAAGAAAGATTTGTTGAATACTGAAATTGATATTTGATTATGAAAGGACGTATAAACATAAACAGACCAACCACCGGCATACAACGTGTTGTTTTTCCACGTGTGGGGTTTATCAAAGTAGGGTATAAGGAGAAAGCAACCAACGGAAAAGAATATCCAAAAAGTGTTGACTATTTTATTGCTAGTGGAAAGTATGCCGGATTGTTTACCAAAGCATACGGCGAAAAGCCGCAAACTATTCAAATAATTTTCCCGGATGATTGCCCGGAAAAGGTATGTAACGAAATGTACGAATACCGGGACGACGACGGGCGACGCATAGCATACGGCGATGGGGAAACGTTCTTTGTATGGAACGGAAAACAATATGCACAATACAGTACAAAGGATTATCCTAATTTGATGGCAGGGGTTACGGAAAAGCACCCAAACTGGGCTGTTAAGAATGGCGGCGACGGATGGATTGTTACGTTGACCGTAACGTTTATTATTCCTTTGGTTCGTGGGGTTGCCGGGGTTTGGCAGTTCGTAACAAAGGGTACGGCGTCAACAATTCCAAATATCCGAGACACGTTCGACGCCATGTTGCAGGAACGGGGATTTGTTAAGGGTATAGTTTGGGATATGAACGTACAATTTGCCGTCTCTCAAAAGCCCGGCGACCGTTCTCGTTATCCGGTCGTTTCCATTGTTCCGAACGAAAGCGAGGGGAATTTGCGTAAAGTAACTGAAGCATTTAAGCCAATAAAATTGATAGAAGAATGAAGAAAATTATTTTGTTTTTAGTGATATCAGTAATGTGTGTAAGCGTGTATGCCCAAACTGTAGTAGAGGTTGAAACGTTGAAAGTAACAGACCTTGGGAACCAAAAATTGTGCGCTGCAAAGGTGAATGGGTGTATAGACCATTATTACATTATGCTTAAAACTAGTAATATATATCAAAAGTATATTACTGTTTACCTTGGGGATAAGGAGGAAGCTATAAGGTTACTCCGGTTTTTGTATGACTTAAATTCTAAGGGTGGAACCTATATACATCTGGAAAATAGGACTAACAACGTAGTTTCATGGAATAGATTAGGCTATTATACAGTATTCTCTGAGGGGAGGGCATTAAAAGGACATATAAGAAAGCAAAATATTAAGGGCTTTATCGCAGAATTAACCAATAATGTTTGATAATTCAAAAAAAACATCTATTTTTGCAGCATAAACAAACGACTACCACCGTTTACAAGATATTTGCTAATATTAGCACAAAGCCCGTTTCCCGGTGTGTGGTAGCCCGGATTACGGGCTTTTTTATTCTATGAACGAAAGAAGTTATTTAATTTTAGATTTAGTACGTTCAAGGGTTTTAGATTTAAACCCAACGGAAAGCATTTTAGCGTCATGTTTCTGTGGTTTGTTGGCGCAAAATCCAATACAATACGCCGGGAAACCGTATTACATGGCAGACTATAAAAACGTATCTGTTTATTGCCCAATTTTGCCAAATAAGGTTGATACGTTAAGGCGGCTTTATAAGAATTTGGAAAATTTGGGATTGATTCAAATAATAAAGATTGACAACCACGTTTGTTTTACCCCGTCGCAAATGTTAAGAGATTGGGGAACCGTTTACAAATCCGTTGAAGCGGAAAAAAATCCCGTTGAAGCGGAAAAAAATCCCGTTGAAGCGGAAAAAAATCCCTTTGAAGCGGAAAAAAATCCCGTTGAAGCGGAAAAAAATCCGCCATATATAAATAATATAAATAATATAAATAATAATATAAAGAAAGATGCTAAAGCATCTAAAGAAAATCCGGACGGATTTTCACAAGACAATTTTTCAAACGAAGAAAAAACAGTTAAAGCAAGTATTGTTTATGGGTTTACCCCGGAATTGTTGGACGTCAGAAAACAAGTAATTGATAAAGTTGATAATTACTTTGCAAAACTTGTATTCCCATTTGATAGCGATGAATTTAAACGGAACTTTTATATTTTGATGTGTCAACCGAAATGGAGAACGTCGCAAAAGAGTTTTTCAGCGATACAAGCAAACTTAAATGGTTTGAGTAAATACCCGGAAGAATTTGCGCTGATTCTGATAAAAGAAAGCATTTCAAAAGGTTGGGCGGCGTTAGAATATGATTCAACCCCCGAAAAATACGAAAAATGGGAAAAAATGAAACGTTCCGTAAAGACAGAGCAGCAAAGCAGCAAAGAAATTGCGGATATGATGAAGTATTTAAACAATGATTTTGATTGATATGGGAGCAATTGAAAAAAAAGAAAATACGGCGTTAGAAATATATAATACCAAGCCCGGAACAAAAGCCATTGAAGTACGCCGTAGAATGGTGCAATTGCCGGAGGTTGCCAAAGCATTAAACCCAGTTGAAAAATATGTTTTCGCAGCGTCAACAAAAACACCAATTGCGGAAATTGACGATGCAAAATTAGTTGAAAATCTTTCGTTACTGTTTAAGCGTATAGTAATAGACGTTGGTTATATAATACCACAGAATGAAAATGATTGGAATTATATACAATCCCGGTTGTTGGATATTCTGAAACGTTATTACTCAGATATGACGTTGGCTGATATTAAGATGGCTTTTGAATTGGCGACGACCGGAGAGTTAGACGAATATTTGCCGAAAGATAAACAAGGGAATCCGGACAAAAACCATTATCAACAGTTCAACGCCGATTACTTTGCAAAGATTCTGAAAGCATACAAGCAAAAGCAGACAGATGTAATTGACAAAGCATACAAAGCTATACCGGAAAAAAAAAATGAAATTTCGCCGGAGCAAATCCGGAGATTTGAGATACAAAGACAATGGCGGAACCGTTATATTTTCCTTTGCTACAAATACACCGAGAAATTAATATTGGGGCTAACTGATGATATGTTTTTGTATGAATGGTTGCAAAAATGCGGGTTGGCTGATGATGTACAAGTTAAAGAGGACGACCGAAAAGAAGCGTTTGCCCGGTATATGCAGCGTGTAGCCCGTGGAATGATAAACCAATATACAGCGTTTCAAGTTCGCCGAAAAGGAACCGAAAGCCCGGAAATTGATTTTACGGCGTTTGAGGTTGCCCGGAAAAAGGAGATTATAAAAGCATTTGACCGGATGATTTCCGAGGAAATGCAAGTTGATAACTACATGAAGTTTTAAATATGGAACTATTTATTGTTTGCTTTATAATTGGCGTAATAGGTTATTTTACAAAAGCGGGAGGATATAAAGATGAAAATTGAAAAATGTGGAAACATAACATTAATAAACGGGGATTGCATGGAGTTTATGCAATCCCAAAGTGATAAATCTTTTGATTTGGCAATTGTTGACCCGCCATACGGAATTGATTACGCTGCAAAACCTGCAAGGTCAAAGCATGAAAAAAAGAATTGGGATAATGATATACCAAATGATATTTATTTTGACGAACTTTTCAGAATTTCTAATAAATGTATAATATGGGGTGGAAATTATTATAAATTGCCTCCATGCCAATGTTTTATATTTTGGTACAAACAAAATCCGGTTCCTAACTTTTCAGATGGTGAGTTTGCGTGGACTAATTTTAATTGCCCTGCAAAATGTTTTGATTATAGATATTATGGAAATTTACAAGGTAAAAGTTCAGTCAAAGAAAAAAAGATACACCCCACACAAAAACCAATAATATTATATGAATGGCTATTACAAAATTTTGCAGAACCCGGTCAAAGGATATTGGACACGCACGGCGGAAGTATGAGCCATGCAATAGCCGCACATAAATTGGGCTTTGATTTAACTATAATTGAAAAAGACCCGGTTTATTATGAACAAGCAAAGAAAAGATTAATTGAGTTTCAAAGAGAGCAAGTTTTATTTTAATTATGAAAATTATAACATCTATTTCAAATAATATAAAAGGGATATCAAAGAAAGCGGGAGGTTATATATGGAAAAAAATATAAGAATTTCAGCAGTAGTGGGAATTGACCCGGGAAGCAATGGCGGTATTGTAACATGGCGACCGAACCATAACATAACCGCCATAAAAATGCCAAAGGATATAAACGAACTCAAAGACTATTTGTTGTATTTGAAAAGCATTTGTTCGCCAATTGTCTTTTTGGAAAAATTGAGCGTGCGCCCGGATGATGTAACGCTTGGTGCCGATGGCGTAAATATGGGTAAATTGTACCGCATACAAAAAATGCTTGCAAACTTTGAGCAATTGAAAGCCATTATAACCGTCGCCGAAATACCGTTTGTTCTAATAGCCCCTATTTCGTGGCAGCAAAAACTAAGGATAAGAATAAAAAATGAAGATAAAAAAGACAGAAAAAAAAGATATAAAGATATAGCACAATCACTATATCCAGAGATAAAACAAACTATGTATTCATGCGATGCAACTTTGATAATGCACTTTGGACGTTATATGTTAGCTAACAATATGGATTGGATAAAAAGTAATTTACCGAATTATTTACATAATAGATTATGGGATTAGAATTTGAAGAATATAAAGAAATATTTCCATCGTATTACATATCAAATTTTGGGAATATAAAGCATGATAATAACTTTCTAAAAAAATGTATCCATTCTAATGGATATGAACAGGTTAATATACGTATCGGTAATAAATATGTTACAAAATTAATACATAGATTAGTTGCTGCGGCTTTCATTCCGAACCCGGACAACAAACCATGTGTTGACCATATCGACGGCAATAAGAGGAATAATTATGTTTCAAATTTGCGTTGGGTTACACCAGTAGAAAACGCGAATAATATTATCACAAAAAAGAGAAGTATAGAAAACAGAAAATCACATAATGAAAAAAAAATAGTTGCAATAAGTGGCGAAATTAATGTGTATTTTAATTCAATAATAGAGGCATCTATTATATTGGGGGTCGATAGAACTAGTATTTCAAAATGCCTAAAAGGTCAAAGGGGGAAAGCTGGTGGATATGTTTTTAAATATCAGGAAATGGTTACATATACTGATTTTATAAATGCTATAAAACAGATGAGGCATAGCCAAAGACGTTACAAACGGAACCCAACCCCGGAGAAATTGGCAACGTTAGAAAGTTGGGAACGCAAAGTTGATGCAATTGTTGCTAAAATAACAGATAAACAAATGAGGCTGTTTTGATTTATGCCCGGAATGTATAACGTTCCGGGTTTATTGTTTTTTTATTGAAAATAAAAAGAAAAAATTTTGGTAGTTAAAATATTATGCGTATATTTGCAGTGTCAAACAACGAAAGACCCCACAGTCTAACCAAAATGCAAAAAGACTGTTGAAAGATTAAGTTCGTAAGAGTAGAAAGTAAGCAACGGTATCTACAAAGGGTTAAATGATGGTTCGGTAACCGATTAAATGAAGTGATAAAGCCAAAATCTTTCAGAGTACGACAAACACCGACCGGGCGGGTTCTCGGATAAATTATAAAACTATGAAGTTATTAGAGATTCACAAAAACGGTATTAATGCGCATAATAATGAAGTTTCATTTTATGGCATAGATTTTCAAACAAAAACATTGATGTTTGATGGAATAGAAAACGTTGAATGTGCAATAGAAATTGTAAAAGAGTTAGGATATAAGATTTCTGAAATACAAATGGTGTTTTGATATGTTTATAGATGAAGTAGGAGCAACCCGGCACGCAATGAGCGACAAAGAGTTGAACGAATTATACAAGCGTTTGGAAAATTCGTTCAACTCTTTGTCGCTCAT